GGTGGCGATGCAGGCACGAACCGTGACCGTGCGCGAGCCGGTGATGCCCAGGGAGATGGTCTATGGCCGCGCGCGCAAGGGCGGGGTGATCGTCTTTCTCCATGCCAATGGCGACAAGGATCAGTACCTGCATCTGGTCATTGTGTTGGCGACCCATCGCGTCAGATCGATCGGGGCAATCTACTTCGAGGGCGAAGAGGCCATCAATGCCAATGGGGCGGCGCAGGGGCGTTGGTCCGGTAGGGTCACAGTGGAGAAGCGCCTTGGCGAGGAAGACCAGACGGCCTTTGCGGGGCTGGTCGAAGAGGTATCCGAGCACTGGACGGAGGATCACCGTCTGTCAGGCTGCGCCGCGATCTATCTCCGTCTGACTTATGATGCCGACGCCTTTCCGGGCGGCATTCCGAATATCACCGTCGATATGGAGGGCAAAGACGACATTCTGGATCCGCGTTCCGGCGAACAGGTCTACACAGAAAACGCCGCTCTCTGCGTGGCCGATTACATGGCGCATGCCACCTATGGGATCGGGGCTGGCATTGGTGCTGAAGACGGTATCGATCTCGATGCGTTGATCGAGGCGGCGAATATCTGCGACGAGGCCATGCCGCTTGTGGTTGGTGGAACGGAACCCCGATATGCCTGCAATGGCGTGGTGACGCTTTCGGAAAGCCCGAAGACCATCATCGAGGCGATGCTGACCGCCATGGCCGGGCGCTGCATCTGGCAGGGCGGGCGTTGGCGGCTGCAGGCCGGGGCCTATCGTATCCCAGAGATCACCCTCGGCGCAGATGATCTGCGCGAGGGCGGATTGCAGCTCACCACGCGTCTCAGCCGGGCTTCCAACTTCAATGCGGTGCGCGGTCAGTTTGTCAGCCCCGAGAATGACTGGCAGCCGGATGACTTTCCCGCTTACGCCTCGGATGTCTACCTCTCTGAAGATGGCGGTGAACGGATCTGGCGGGATATTGCCTTGCCGTTCACAATTTCGGCCGCGGCCGCCCAGAGGCTGGCCAAGATCGAGCTTGAGCGCGCGCGGCGTCAGATGAGCGTGAAACTTGATGGCAAGCTGAGCGCCTGGTCCGTGGCCGTTGGCGAGACCGTGCAGCTTTACTACGGTCGCTGGGGCTTTGACGCGAAGCCCTTTGATGTGCAGTCGATGCGGCTGGATCTGGTGCAGATGGGCGATGCGCTGCTTCTGGTGCCGGAACTGGTTCTGCGCGAGACCTCACCGCTGATCTACAATTGGGACGCGTCCGAGGAACAGATTTACGCGGCTGCCCCCCGCACGAACCTGCCATCGGCCTTTACTGTGGCGGCTCCGGGGCGGCCGGAGATCTCCGAGGAGCTTTACGTTACCCGCGACGGCGGAGGCGCAAAGGTTTTGATCCGGGTGACCTGGGCGGCGGCTGCCTCCAGCTTTGTCGGCCAGTATCAGCTGGAGGGGCAGCGCGACGGGGGAGCCTGGCTCGATTATGGTCGCACCTCTGGCACCACGTTGGAATTGCGCGATGCGAGCCCGGGGCACTGGAAGTTCCGCGTCAAGGCGATCTCGGTGTTGGGGGTTTCCTCCGGTTGGCGCATGCGTGAGGCAGAAATCCTCGGGCTGACCGCTCCGCCAAAGGCGCTCCGAAACGTGACACTGCAGACCGCGGGCGGTCTCGCCATCCTGAAATGGACCAGGGCATCTGATCCGGATGTGCGTGTGGCGGGCAATATCGTCATTCGTCATAGCACCGAGGGCACCCCCACCTGGGCCAATAGCTATTCCATGGACCGGGTGGCGGGATCGGAAGCCATTGCCGTGGTTCCGCTAAAACCCGGTAGTTATCTGATCCGGGCCGAGGACAGCGGCGGTCGGCTCGGACCGGTGGCAACAGTGAGCACCAAGGGGGCGCAGGCGTTGAGCTTTGCGCCCATCGACAGTTTGCAGGCTGACCCGGGCTTTCCGGGTGGGATGACAGAACTGACGGTCGTTGGCAGCACGTTGCGGCTGGCCACGAGCATGGATGAAGAGGGCGTTCCCAGTACCATCACCACGGAAGGTCTTTACAGTTTTGGGGCAGGGCTGGATTTTGGCGCGGTCCGCCGACTACGACTGCGCAGCCAGATCAACGTGGCGGCGCTGGCGCTTCTGGATCAGATCGATGCGCGGGCGGAGTTGATCGATACCTGGGCGGATTTTGACGGCACGGAAGGGGCGGAGATCGACGTGGTCGTGGAAGTGCGCGAAACCGATGACGATCCTCTTGGGACGCCCAACTGGGCCCCCTGGGGCCGTGTCGACAATCATGAAATCGAAGCCCGGGCAATCGAGGCACGGGCTTGGCTCAGGACGGGCGACCCTGCGTTTACGCCGGTGGTCAGTGCCCTGCGGCTTCACGCAGACGAGGTGGCTTGATGACGCAAACAAACAGCTTTGTGATCGAGAATGACAGCGGTCTGGCGGTGCGCACAAGGATCAACGAAGTGCTGGCCGCGCTCCAATCGGCGAATGCTGGACCGATCGAGCCGACCGATACGCGCCCGGGCATGCTGTGGTTCGACACCAGTGCTTCTCCGCCCGTTCTGAAGATCCGCGATGCGCAAGACAGCGCCTGGCAGGAGTTCCTCGATGGCGGCACATACTGACAAGACCAAATCATCTGGAAGGCCACCATGACCGAAGGCAGTTTCATCGAAACCATCAACGGCTTCTTCGGAGGCGCGCTGACCACGCTGATCGGCGCTTTTACCGGGCGGCTGATGTACCACTCAGGCGAGGTCAAGCTTGGTCGGCGCCGGTTCGTTGGCAAGGAACTCTTGTGGGAGGTCCCTGTTGCGGTCGGCATGGCCATCATTGGTGAAGCGGTCGCAACCTATCTCGGACTGACGCAGCCTGTCAGTACCGGGTTGGTGGCCATGCTGGCCTATCTTGGCCCCCGTGGCACGGAAGCGCTGCTCTGCGCCTGGCTCGGGCGCAAGAAGTAGGGCTTCAGCCCAACCCGACACAAAGAAAACCACCATTCAACTCACCCGCCGTTCCGCGCGCGGGGCAAGGAGGCTCTTGCCATGACCCCTTATGACATTGCAAAATCCTACATCGGTACCACTGAAGGTCCCGGCCCGGAAAACAACCCGGTCATTCTCGAAATGTATGCTTCGGTCGGCCACGATTGGGTGGAACATGACAGCGTGGCCTGGTGCGCGGCCTTTGTCGGCCACTGCCTGGAACAGGCCGGGATCCGCTCGACCCGCAAACTGACCGCGCGCTCCTATCTCACCTGGGGCGTGCCGGTGGACATCGAAGAGGCGCAACCCGGCGACATTGGCATCATCCCGCGCGGATCTTCCAGTTGGCAGGGTCATGTCTTCTTTGTCGATCGGATCGAAGGCGGCTGGGTCTGGGGGCTGGGCGGCAACCAGGGGAATGCGGTCAATGTCAGGCGCTATCCTGTATCGAAGCTGCTTGGAATTCGTCGGGCAGGACACGTATCGCCGGCTACGCGGCTGTCCGTGCGCCAAGTTCAGAAACGTCTGAAGGATCTTGGCTATCATGAGGTTGGCGTTCCTGATGGTCTGCTCGGACCACGAACGCGGGGCGCGATCCTTGCGTTCCGAGATGATCGTGCATTGCCGTTGCTTCCGCTCATCGATGTCGCACTGGAAGAGGCCCTGGTGGCAGCAGAGCCGCGACCTGTCGCGCCGGAGCGTGCAGCCGGCATGCCAAAGCGTAGTCGCATTGTTGCTGCCAGTGACGCCCAGATCGGTGTCGGGCTTTTTGGAGTGGTTGGAACCGTGACAGCCCAGGCCGCACCGATCCTGTCAGACGCCGAAGCAGCGCAGGACGGTGTGGCGCGGTTTATCGATCTTCTCAGTTTGAACGATCGCCTGTCAGGACTGGCGCCATGGATTGGCCTGCTTTGCTTCGTCGTCGTCATCATCTGCGCGGTGCACGCCCGCCATGCCCGGATCGAGGACCATCGTACCGGAAGGACGATGTGAGCATGCTGGGGTTCATCACCGGCGTTCTGGCAGGGCTGTCGCGACGGGTGGCTCTTTGGCTCAGCCTCGGTCTGGCTCTGGTCGTGGCGCTGGCAATCACCTGGCGTCGGGGCAGGGCGGTCGGCAAGGCCGCCTACGCAACCCGCCGCGCCGAGGCCCGCATTCGCGCGCTCACCACTTCGAGGGATATCCGTCATGAAGTTGAAACCTCTGATCCTGCTGATCGCGATCGCCGCCTTGACCGCTGGATGCGGGACTGAGTGGCGTTTTCTGCGTGAGGATTGCGATTGGGTCCAGCCAATCCGCCCGTCGCGCGCAGACGTGCTCTCGGAAAACACCAAAGCCCAGATCCTCGCCCATAATGAGATTGGCGAACGTTTGTGCGGGTGGCGCCCGTGACGTTGACCCGTGGCTTTCAGTTGCGGCCGCAACACTGCTTGTATTTGCGGCCCGAACCGCAGGAACATGGATCGTTCCGGCCGGGTCGCGGACCTGCTTTGAACGGTTGGCCCGGGAGGTTGGCCGGA